CTAAAAGTCAATATAATTAGCGAAGCGTTCCCCGATGTCGTCCTTGGCCTGTTTCGTGATGTGGGTATAGATGTTCATGGTCGTTTTTAAATCTGAGTGTCCAAGTCTGTGCTGGACTTGCTTTAGGGTCATACCAGCTTCAAAACACAAGCTAGCGTGTGTATGTCGAAAACCGTGAATGCGGATTGGTCGAAGCTTCTGGCCTTTTAAAACCTGCAGTAACCATTTGCGAGGAAGCGAACCAGGCATTGGTTTTTCTTCTTCGCCTTGGAAAATGTACTTGTTATCTGGGCTTTCCCCTTGCCATTCTTTCAGCAATTCAATAGTCTTTGGATCCAAGCTAATCAATCGCTTACTGCTAGCGTTCTTGGTAGGACCTATTTCTTCCCCTCCAAAACCGCGTGTAACGGCTTTATTTATATCCAGAGTGTTATCAGTCCAATCTGCCCATTCAAGAGCTAGAACCTCCCCTTTTCGAGCTCCTGTGAAGGCTAGAAGACGAAAGAGGGTAATCTTTTCTAATTCTCCAGTCTGGTCAACCAGATTGAGAAATGTTTTTAGCTCGTCCTTATCGTAAAAGTCGCTAGATTTGTCCGTTTGTTTCCTGCCAGTTGTGACCACGCTGACCATAGGGTTGTTATCTGTGTAGCCATGTCGTACAGCATACTTGCAGATATTGTCCATTAAACCCTTTAATTTCCGACCATAGACCAGCTTCTTTGACCAGACATTGACTTGTTCCTGCATCTGGAGAGGGGTCAGAGAAGCTATCTTATATTCTCCCCAGGCTGGATAGATATGATTTCGGATATTTCTTGAGGTTTTGATATAGGTGCTTTCCTGCACCGTGTCATAGTATTCCTTGAGCCAGAGTTCTGCTACCTCCTTGACTGTCTTTTCGGTTCTAGCAGCCTCGGCTGTTTCTAGCTCTTCCTGAAGATTCAAGATGGCTGCGCGTGCTTTCGCCTTGGTCGAAAAGCCCCTGCGGGTGACGTAGCGACTCGTACCATTAACCTTCCCCATGTAGACGCGGATCATGTAGGCTGTCTCACCGTTTTTCTTTTTGTAAGACTTAATTTCCATTGATTTTTACCTCATTTCTTGGTAAAATGGGTATAGTAAAAAGGGCTTTTGAATGCCTTTTTGCTATACTAGCTTAGTCCCCACGTTTTGCTTTGGCCGGCAGCGTGGGGACTTTTTATTTTATTCTAGTCCGTTTGAAATTTTAACTGTCAGAAGAAAAGATCCGTCTTCTTGCTTCGCAAAGGTCAAAATAACTGATTGAAATTTGCTTCCTGTAGAAGTATATGTGATTGTTTTGCTTTCATGATCACTAAAAGAAGTGGTATTTTCGTCAGTTGGTTTGCCGTGGTCACGGATAACGTCGTCGTATTTCGTTCCGCCTGCGCCGTTATTGGCAATGTCACCCTCTTTAAGAGCGTCGAATTGTTCTTTTGTCCAATTGAACTTCGCATCTTCTTCTTTTTGTGACGATTCGATAGAGGAGCTTACAGAGCTTGCTGCAGACTCATAAGATTTGCTAGCTTCATCGATTGCACGAGAGTAGAATGATTGAGTGGCGATAACGATTATGAGAGATAAAGTAGAGATAACAGAACCAACAATAGCCAAGGTCTTTTGTTTTTTTCGATTTACAATAAGACCGATAACTCCAAGTACAAGACCAAGGATACCGATTAGAAACGATAGATTGTTAATAATAGGGATCCACGATCCAACCAGAGCAATTGCTCCGAAGACAATAGCTAAAATGCCTAAAGCTTTGCTTTCTTGCTGCATAAATAAACCTCCTCAGCTTTTAGTGTGATTCAGTGGTTGCACATTTCTAATTATCCTATCAATTCGTAATACTCATCAATGACCATCAACTCGTCTGCCACTGTTTTTAATTTGTGCTTTTGCATAAAATGTAGGTAATTAAAAGACTTGTGGTCATCTGATGCCGCAAGCTCTTCTTCGAGCAGTTTATGGATCATGTGCCTATTCGCTTCATTTTCGCATCTAGTGTGATTGTTTTGGTAAAGTTCGGCAGAATGATCTAGATGTCCTAATTCGTGGTATATGACCCGTTTTTTGGCATTCTCAGACAACTCACGATTTATAAAGATAATATTGATATCCTTGATGTAAATGCCTGGTCTATGCCAAAGCTCATTATCAAAATAAGCGAGAGTAACACCGTGCGAGTCAACTAATTCTTCAATAGTCATAGACTATCATCCTTTTTGTATTATTTTGTTGTTAAAATCGTAACGATGATTGCTAGTATGCCAAGCAATGTGCTAACCAACAATCCGATAAACCAATACATAAACTCTTTTCTGTTTCTGGCCTGATCTTCCAACCTTTTATTTTCTTGTGTTAGTAACATGGTTTCTACACGTTTTTCAAAATTGTCAAACTTTAAGTCAATTTTTTCAAAACCGCTCCGCATTTCTTGTTTCAACTGGTCGAATTTTAAATCAATTTTCTCGAAGCCGTGTCGAGTATCAGAATTGATTTTATCAAGCTTTAAGTCAATTTCAGATTTACTATAAGTATCTTGTGGCATAATATTTTCCTCCGATGATATTCCTGATTCTATTATACCATTATCCTGTCTGGGTACAGTTGGTAAAAAAGCTGTTTTGCCCTTGAGCGGAGTAATGTTGGATTGGGAGGCTTTGAAATTATCTTGTGCGTCTGGCATTGTTTACCCCCACTTTCCAAAATAATGATAACTATAAGCCGTATCAACTTCCTCCCCATTCTCATCCATCAAAACAAAGAAAAAGTAAAAATCACTCGGTTTCTGTATCGTAAAATTAAAATTGAAATTTCCGGTAGCTTTGCCATAGCCATCTTTTATCAAGACAAAATCTAGTGCCGCAATATTTATTCTAGTGGCATGTACAGGATAAGATGTACCATCAGGAAAGTGGGCAGTTAGAGATAAGATATAGTCTGTTTCAGGTCTTATATTAAAGAAATCTAAATATGCAACTAAAGATGCTGAACCAGGGAACATATCGAAGTTTGTGATAGTTCCAAGAAATTGAGCAGTTTCAGGATTAACAATTCTAATAGCTGTCATTTTTTCTTTAAATGGGTTCTTTTTCATAGAAATGCTTGTCATATTATCTACCTCTCAAGTAAATTTCAATGATATTTTGGATAGCATCGATGTCCGCTTCTGTGAGTGGTTTGCCATCAAATGTCTTGGCATTCTCTGCCATCTTTCGCAAGTCGTCCGACGTGTAACCTGCGATTGTGTCGTCGCTTGCAATCGTTGGGTTATCTGTGCGACCGAGCAAGTAGTCAGTCGAGACGTGGAAGTAGTCGGCGATTTCTTGTAGTCGCTCGGAGTTCGGAGTTTTTGTCTTCAGCGTGTAGAAGTAATTTGTGCTGTATCCTAGACTTTCTTCTAGTTTCGCCAGAGAAATCCCTCTTTTTTTGGCTAATTCTTTAATTTTCTCTAGTGTTGAAAACATTGATTTATCAACCTTTCTGAGTATATCACAAAAAATATCCTAAAAAAACTAGAGAAAAGTCTTGACTATATCTAGAAAAAAGTATAGAATAGTTTTTGTAAGTGATAAACAACTAAAAAAACAACTAAACAAACGAATCATAAAAATGTTTTGGCGAACGGTTTTTATAGTTTTATTAGTGCTTTTTGTTATGCTTTTATTTTAGACTTTATTATAGATTTTGTCAATAAAAAAGTACAAAATAGTTGAAATTTTAGTTGTTTCTTATTTACAAATTAGTGAATAGGGAGGATAAGAAATGAAGGAAGAAGAAATAATCGAATTATTGAAATTCTTAACTACTGATTATGGACGAGGGTATCTGAAAGGATTAGTCTGTGGACTTTCAATGATTTTGAAAATTTTAAAAAAAGCAGAGTAAGCACCCTGCTTTCATAAAATTATTTTGATAGCTTATCTACAGCCTTTTGAAGTTCTGCGATTCCGTTAACTGCTTGAGTAAGTTTATTGATATCAAGTTCACCTGTGAAAAATTTTGAAGTGATATCTACTTGCTGGCTTTGTTTTAAGGCATCCAGTTTTAATTCATGCTCTTTTTCAAGTCTCTGTAATTCGCTTTCAGATTGTGCCTTTAATTCTTTTATTTTAGAATCGGTTTGATGTTTATTTGCGAGATAAACAAGAAACGCAGGAACGCATGAAGTTAAAAAAGTTATCAAAATTTGATTAGTGTCCATGTACTCACCTTCTTTCTGCTTATATTATAGCAAAAAGGAGAGAAGAAATAGAAAGGAGAAAATATGCCAGATATCGCAAATGGTCGTGAGAGAGTAAATGCTTTCTTGAAAGAAAAAGGTATCAAAAAGACGACTTTGGCAGTAGCTTATGGCTTTAAGCGACAGGAAGTGACAAATATTCTCAGCGGTTCGACAAAAGGGCCGCGAGCGAATAGCTTTATTCTTCAGGTTATTGAAGATTATGGGATCGAATAGAAAGGAGAAAACATGAACGAACTAGAAAAAACAGCCCTCAATGAAGTATTGAGGACGGTTAGACTTATAAATCAAAAAGTTGCTGAGGTTGTTGAACTTCAAAGTCAGCAAGAGTTAGCTATTTCTTACCTTCGGGGAATAATGGATGGTTCTGTGTCCGATTGAGCATCTCTTGAGCTTGTTGAATCAATGACTGATTGTCGATTTGCAATGGTTTGAAATCAAAATCATGCTTATTTACGACGGGAGAACGAGACTGTTGCTTTTCTAACAGATTAAGTATCTTGTTTAGCTTTTTGGTCAAATTGTCATTGAGATCGTCAAGTGTAAGACTTCTTTCAATACGACTCTCAGGCATTTCAAAGTTTTCAAAGCTTTTCATTTTAGCTTTCAATTCCCTTTTGGATTGCTCTATTTTCCCAACAGAAAGGTTATAGAAAACGGTTCTTTGAGATATAACATCAAAAGGAAGTTTGTTGCCTATTTGTATGATAGGAACCAAAGGGAGTTCTAATGCTTGTCGAAATCCTAATTCATAAAATGCGTTTGGATTGTGTCCTGTCATATCTGCTACAACCATAGGGGCAGTTTTAAGATAGTTGATGATAGTTTCATTGATATTATCTACTGCATCTACTTGGTCAACTCGTACTGGTTTATATCCTAATTCCTCACAGACTGGGGCTATCAGGTAAGAAAACACCTCATCTGCTCTATCTCTAGTCTCGGTTCCAGATTCACCAATGGCAGTTACAATAAAACAAATCTTTTCAGTCATGTTTTTCTCCAATCATTTTTATTTTGATTATACCATATTTGAAAGGGGGTGAGAAAATGAGACCAAAACGATATCCGTATAGCGGGAAAATAAAAAAGCCTATCAGAAGCTCGATAGACTTTGTAATAGACCAAAATGCTATTCTTCAATCGGTTGTTCTAAATACCCAATTGAAACGCCCAGAATCTGATCTACAAATAAGCAAACATATGGCATTGTGATTGGACCACCAAACGAAGATGTACGAAGTTCAACATCTACCAAAAAAAATGCTGTTGGATTTTTTTCATCGTATTCAGAAAGTCGCGTATCTTTTATTTTTTGAGAAATCGTAGATACATAAGAATATTTTGTATCAGTAGGGTCATAAATTTTACCAATATATAGCCCGGCAGCTGTTTGGACTATTAACTTGTTGTTTGTATCTTTCACAATATTCCCTTGCGCCAATATTAAATCAAGTTTTGCTAAGTTATTACTCATGCTTTCTCCTCCTTTCTGTTGAAATTTTGACTAAAACAGTGAGAGGTCCTAGTCAAGATATATTATATGATAAAAAACATTGTTTGTCAATATATTGTGTGAAAAAGTATAAAAAGTTAAAACCGACACAATATATAGTGCAATAGTATATATAAGCACAAAAAAGTATAAAAATAGATAAGGAGAAAACGGCTATGCTTTGGGAAAAAATATCCGAAAAACTTTCAGAGAAGAATTGGACAGTTTATAAACTTTGCTTAAAAGCAGGTATCGGACCAGCTGGAATCTATCGTTTAAGAGATGGAGAAGTGAAAGATTTATATTTTGACACAGTTAAGAAAATTGCTGACGCATTAGAGGTCAGCCTAGATGAATTTAGATAGAAAGGAGAAAACATGGCTCTGGAATTATTTGGAGACAGTTTCAAGACCGAGCTTTTCGCAGAGCTGGTCGAGCTGAACAAGCAGGCTTTGACCGAAGCGAAAAAACAGCTAACCCAAAAGACTACTTGGGTCAGTATCAAAGAACTGCAAGCGAAAACTGGCTGGGGTCGTGGAACGCTGGAGACTTGGCGAGACCAAGGGAAATTCCGCAGTATGCAGAAGTCTAAGGGCGGAAAGTACCTCTACGACCTAGAAGATGCTCAGCGATTTTGCCGGTCGCTAGCAAAATAAAAAAGCCACCGACAAAGTTGTCGGCAGCAAACCAAAATATTTACTTAATTATATCATGAAAAACAATAAAAAATGGGAACCACGCATTATCAATATAATGGCAGATGGATCTGTTATCGAAGACTTGACCGGCTATGTTATTCCAGCAGGTCACACTTACTACAATGTCATCAAAGGTATCTATACAGAAAGGATTTAATCAATGAGGTTGATTGACAAAATTAAAAATTACTTTTTCACAGAAGAGCCAGAGGTTCTCACTCTGCCGGATGAATCCGAGCGCTGGCGATCGTTAGCGATTGAGTTGAACGATGATTTGATAGAGACTCGAAAGGCGTACAGGCACCTTTTTGATGAATGGCAACGTCAAGGAAAATTGCTAAAGCTCTATCAAGAGCTGTTGGCTGCAAAGGAGAAATAGTATGAGCTATGCAGTACATAATCAGGAATACGCACGAGAACTACACGGCTGTAAACAACGCTTTTGCGCAAGACCAAACTCTTGATCCTGCCACAATAGGAATCTTGATGGTTATATTGACAAACAAGGCTGATTGGATTGTCTATCCAGAGGAAATTGCTAGACGACTAGGTATTAGCAGGCGAACCATCAACAGACATTTCAAAAAGTTGGAAGAGGCTGGCTATATGAGAGTAGTCAAGCATAGTTTTGGTGGCAACAGAGGAGCGAAAACTTATAGGTTTTTTTCGGATGTACCTATCTCAGATAATTATTTTGAGTATCTAAAGACTAATCTCGAGAAAGAATTATCCACAGAAAGAAATAAACCTTAGGTGCACTAGGCAAAAATTGCCCTGAACAAAATTGCCCTGAACAAAATTGCCCTGAACAAAATTGCCCTCTAATAAGTACTAACTATATAACAAGTACTAACTTACAAAAATCTAAGCCTTGCGGCACTAACTTAGTAATAAATACTAACCCAAAACAAACTAATAGTCCTCATAAATAATATATAGGGGAGTCTATAAAATTATCCACAGGAGAAAAAATATGTTTAAAGCACAACGAACACTTAACCAAGTAAAACAACTGCAGAGAGAAATGCACGATTTCAGCCTTGCCTTTTTACTCGGACAAGAAATAGGACTTTTCCCAGAAAACGAAACAGCCAAAGCGAAAGCTCAGGCGATGCATGACGCGAGCCATCTTTTGGATGATGTCCTAAAAGGCAAATCGGTTGACGAAGCGACAGATCGCTTGAAGAAGACTATGGTCAAAGAGGTAGAAGAAACGAAGGAAGAGGTGAAAGAAGATGACGAGAGTCGAGCTTGAAAATCGTGTGTGGTTGTTGGCCAACCATGAAGAAAAAAATGAATTATTGGATCTAGGTTTAGAATCCAAGGCTAGATATGTGAAGCGGGTCCTCGAGCTCGGGAAGGTGTACGCTCATGTTTAATTATGACAGGATAGACGCGCTGCAGCCACCAGTCGAGAAACCAGAACGACCCGATCCAGATAATTGGGTCTGGAACGGCAGCAGCTGGGTCTATGTAGGGGATGACGTATGATTGAGGAATTACAAGCAGAAATCGCCGAATGGCGCAGAGCTTACGCTCATTTAGGCGAGGAGTTCGGTCAGATCATCGACGAGCAACAGGATACAATCCTAGCGCTACGACGTGAAAACAAGCGCCTGAAGCGTGAGAAATGGAATCTGAAGAAGACGAAAGGAAGAAGAAAATGAGTGAAATTATAAAAGTAAAAACAGCAAAACAATTAACTGCTGAAGCGCGTGATCAAATCGGTCGAATCGCAGCTTCAGAGACAGTAAAGGTTATCAATAGCTGGATCAGAGAAGAAGCGAACGCAGGCGGAGTTAGTATCAAATTCACCCACAACGAGATCAGAAATACTGTGACTAAAGGTGTAAGGAAACACTATTTTAATCTGGATGACGTTATTGCAAAGACAATTACACAGTACTGGCTGGCCGGTTACTCTGGCAGCAAAGAAAAAACGCCAGCAGGTATATATTTCAAAATTTCGTGGGGTGAATAAAATGACAAACAATAAACTTGTAGAAGCGAAAGGGGACTTTCTTACCAACCCTCAGCTACTTAATAGCGGCATTATCAGAAAGTATCTTGACCCACAAGGAAAAGCTAGTGATGAGGAGCTTGCCTATTTTATAGCTCAAGCCAAAGCCCAAAATCTCAATCCATTTACAAAAGAAATTTATTTTATCAAGTATGGCAATCAGCCAGCTCAGGTAGTCACTGCCAAATCAGCTTTTGAAAAGAAAGCAGATAGCCACCCACAATTTGACGGCAAAGAGGCAGGCGTAATTTATTTGATGGACGGTGAAATTAAATACTCAAAAGGAGCGTTTATTCCTAAAGGCGCTGAAATTCTTGGGGGTTGGGCTAAGGTGTACCGCAAAGACCGTACTTACCCAACAGAAACAGAAGTATCTTTCGAGGAGTACGACAATTCCAAAATACGTGCAAGAGTTAAGGAACTGACACAACAGGGGAAAGATGTTACTTATCCAGTGATGAACTCATACGGCAAGCCAATAGGTGAGAATAACTGGGATACTATGCCTTGTGTCATGATACGAAAAGTAGCTCTAGTATCAGCTTACCGTGAAGCTTTCCCTGCTGAGCTTGGAGCAAGCTATGAGGCTGACGAAATTCAGCTGGATAACTCACCTAAAGACGTCACGCCTCAAGAAAGCCGTGAGGATGTTGTAGCACGCAAGATGGCTGAGATTGAACAATTTAACAAAGAGCAGGAGGCAAATCATGCAGATCCTGAACCTGCTCAAGTCGAGGGACCAATCCAAGGCGAATTGCTAGACGGTGAACTGGAATACTAGGAGGACGACATGCAAGAATTACAGGTTAAAGTGACACAAGCACAGGTTGAAATCATTGACCGTGAGAAATTTGAGCAGAACATCAATGAAGTTGTGGCCAAGTATGAAAATTACACTGTCACAGCTGCAACCATCAAGGAAGATAAGCAGGTGCTAGCTGACTTACGCAAACTCAAAAAGCAGTTATCTGATGAGCGTATCAAAGTCAAAAAAGAACTCTCAAAACCAGCTGATGAGATTGACGGATATATCAAACAAGCAAGCAAACCGCTTGATGATACGATTGATAAGATTGCAGCTGATGTCAAGGAATTTGAAGACCATCAGAAAGCTGTCCGCTTGGATACAGTCAAGAGCTACCTTGCTAACAAAGCCTCTGAGTACATGCTTGACCCTAGAATCTTTGATGAAAAGGCTCTTGAATACATCAAAGCTGGTGACTTTATGGCTGATGGTGTGACCTTGAAGAAAGCCACAATGAAATCTCTTGATGACATGGTCACTTTTGAGTACCAAAAGCAACAAGAGCACGAGAAAGCAAAAGCTGCCATTTCTGGGCAATGTGCTGAGTATGGCATGACTGACCAGCCGTATATCCGTATGCTACGAGACTTGACCCTAGTTGAGGTCCTTGAACAAATTAAATCTGACTATGCCTTTGAAAAGCAAAAGCAGGAAATTGAGCAGGCTAGACTAGAAAGAGAGCGACAGTTAGCGGATCAGCAAGCTGAAGGGCAGGAACAAGCTCCAAAATCAACGGAGCCCCAAAATTTCGACCCAGAGACAGGCGAAATTTTGGACGGCAGGCAAATCCCCCGAAATGAGCAGAACGCCCTTAGAGGGACTGAGAATGACTCAAAACGATATACCCAAAAAATGACTTTGGAGGTATATCTTGTAGATACAAACGAAAAAGAGCGGTTTAAGGCCGGTCTAAGTCAACTCGGATTTGATTTTAAAAAGAACTATCAAGTCAGCGGTTATCAACGTATTGAGCCACTGACTCAGGATGAACTCAATGAGCAATGTGGGTGGTAAGTATGGAAATCAGAGAAATATCTGACAGCGTAGCCATCTACTCGGACGGCAAGAGATTGCAAGTTATCCACAACTTAGGGGATGAGTTTATCCTGGATTTCAATGTAGGAGAGGGTAGCGTCTGGAACATTGATGGCCAAGTCGTAGAAATTATCAACAAGATTGAGCCTGTATTTAAAGTTTGCGGTTTCTGCTCAAAAGCCGGGGAGGGTATGCAGCGCTTAAAACATGCCATCATCCACTTTGAGAGATTTGAGCAGTATATCAGAGACAATCAGGATGACCTGTTTGATTGGATGGTAGATCCAGGAGGGGGAATATGATTAAAACGGTATCGGAGAAAGCAACGCCAGAAAAAGATAAAAAATGACCAAAAACCAACGTGCCGTGAACCACGATAAAAGCGAACTAGAAAACGTCAAAAACGGTCGTGTGACCTGGACGAGCGACTGCCCGTATTTAGCCAAAATTACACACAGAGGCAGTCGCGTTTTTTTGAAAATAAAGGAATGAAATTTTTAGATTTATTTGCAGGAATCGGTGGATTTCGCCTTGGAATGGAATCCGCTGGTCACGAATGTATTGGTTTCTGTGAAATAGACAAATTCGCTAGAGCTAGTTATAAAGCTATACACGATACGAGAGGAGAAATAGAACTACATGACATCACAGCAGTATCAGATGAGTCTATTCGAAGAATCGGACGTGTGGACATTATCTGTGGAGGATTTCCGTGCCAGGCTTTCAGCATTGCAGGAAACAGACGAGGTTTTGAAGATACACGAGGAAGTCTCTTCTTTGAAATTGCAAGGTTCGCATCTATTATCAGACCTCGCTTGCTATTCCTTGAGAATGTCAAAGGACTGCTCAACCACGACGGAGGAGCTACATTCGAGACCATTATCTCAACCTTGGACGAATTGGGGTACAACGTGGAATGGCAAGTGCTTAACAGCAAGAATTTTGGAGTCCCCCAAAATCGGGAGCGTGTGTTTATTATCGGACATCTTAGAGGAAGAAGTACCAGAAGAGTTTTTCCTCTCTCAAACACTGGCAAACAAGTTGATAAACATCAGGAACAGTCAACAAATACCCTTACAACCAGATATCCGAACAGTCAAGGGGTTGGATCGTACATTATTGAAAGTGAATCGCAGAGAGTGAGGTCTATTGGTAATATCAATCCATCTGGCAATGGAATGAATGGAGAAGTCTATCAAGTTGACGGCCTAGCTCCTACACTCACAACGAACAAGGGAGAGGGGCAAAAGATAGCTATAACTATCAATAGCTATCACGAAAATAATCATTTATCAGATGGCTATCGCATTCGCAAGCTAACACCTCGAGAATGTTGGAGGTTACAAGGTTTTCCAGATTGGGCTTTTGATAAAGCGCAAGAGGTGAATAGCAATAGTCAGCTATATAAACAAGCAGGAAACAGCGTGACAGTCAATGTCATCGCTGCGATAGCAAAGGAATTGAAATAAAAGGAGAAAACATGACTAAAACATTAACGCTTGAAGAAAAAGTAGAACAGTGGTTTGTAGATCGCAATCTACACGAGGCTAATCCAGTCAAGCAATTTGAAAAGCTGATGGAAGAGGCTGGGGAGCTTTATATGGGAATTGCTAAAGGCAAGTCAGACTTGACAAAAGATGCCTTGGGTGACATGCAGGTCGTCTTGATTGGCATTGAGCAGCAAATTAAAAATGGTGCTCAAATCGAGGCGAGTCCGCAAGATATGGAGCTTCTTCTTTTGGCTTCGAGCCTTGGTAGCATGGCTCAAAAGATCCACAAGCATATCATGCACAACGAGACGCAGACACCGCTGGTGCGGCCTGAGCTTGTTTCACTGCATTCATCCATTCACGCTATCGCAATCCACAATCTGACTACGGCTAATGACTGTCTGGCACTCGCTTACGAGGAAATCAAGGACAGAAAAGGCAAGCTGATTGACGGAATCTGGGTGAAAGAGGAGGATTTGACATGAAATTTTTGCCATTTTTATCCATAATTGTGATTTTGCTAGTTACTGTGCTTGCAAGGGCAATCAAAATCAACCAGCTCAATAAGAGGATTGAGCAACTTGAGGCGAGAAAATTGATTACAATCCATAGAGTTGATAATGCTGGCGGCTCTATGGACGTGCTAGGAAAAATCACTGATAAAGAGGTGATTGAGGGGAAATACACTGTTACGGTTGGCGGCTACGGAAAATTCCTAGTTACTCAAGAGCAGTACGAGTCTATCAAGGTTGGTGACCCAATACCAAATTATTTGAGAGGAGTAGGAAGTTGAAAGAAACTATTAAACTACCAAACTACTATGAGCCTGATTGGGAAAATGCAAGATACGGCTCACTGGAAGAACTTAAAGAGTTGTTACTCTACAAGCGTATCGTGAAATGGGATAAAGACTTTCTACTGCTTGAAGATGGCACAAAGGTCACTATTGAAATGTCTGAAAGTGATTGTTGCGCCTCAGCAGGCGGTGTGTTTCAAGATGTGTCACTAGATGCTGTTATTACTAATGTTGAAATTGGTGAACAGGAAGAAATTCCTGATCATTGGGGAGTTGGTTATAGAAACAAAGTAACCATCTTCCACAATCAAAACCCTGTAGCTGTCGCCGACTGCGAGGCAGAACATAACGGCTATTATTACAGCGTAGGTTCTTTAGTGATTGGTGATATTCATTTCCCAGTAGTGAAAGCGTAGGAGACAACCAATGAACAAGCGTCAACGCAAAAAGAAAATTTTGGACGGTCTGAACAAAGAAGAAAGATACCGCAGGACGCATTGTCCTGTATGTGACGGTGAAGTTGGAGTATTTGATGAATACTTTAATAGTTATGGCTTTTGCTGTGTGCCATGCGGTTATGAGTACTATGGAATCGAGAGGTGACTAAAATGAATCTAAAATTTAGGGCGTGGTATGTGTTAGCAGAAGAAATGATTGACGAAATACTGATGATTTCATTTGTCAGAAAGGAAGTCGTAGGGAAATTTAGCGATGGTTCTACATCTGTCCCGTTAAAATTCGAAGACAAGCGAAACGGAGAAGATGTCATCCTCATGCAATCAACAGGAATCAAGGATATAAATGATCAAGAGATTTTTGAGGGGGATATTGTGAAAACCACTAGATTTTTCGGCAGAGCTGATGAAGTAGGTGGTTACTATGAGTATGACAAGGAAATAATAGGGGTTGTTAAGCAACTCGAAGGAGCTTGGGTAATTGACACAGGGAATGACGCAGTGCATTTGTGGACTGAAATTGAAGAAAACGAAGTTATAGGCACCATCTATGAAAGTCCAGAACTTTTGGAGGAAGAAAAATGAAACCTTGTAAATATCCTTATTTGGGATTTAAAGACTCAAAAAAATCAGTTAGTGTAGATAAGTTAGAGCTTGTTGTATTTCCAAATGCAGCTATCAAAAAAGACTTACTCAAGCACATCAGCACAATTGTTAAAAACCCTGATGACACTACTACCATTCGCTTCAGGCTTCCAAAATTTTTCTCATACGAGGAGCAAAGAGTAAGAGTCGACCTGACTTATGAGGAGACTCTCGAGCTACTTAATAATTATTAAAAGCAAAAAAAGCCAAGGCACTCTCTGCCCCAGCTAAATTTCCAATAAGATTATTATACCATAAAAGGAGACAGAGAGTGAACAAGGCTAGAGAGTTACTTGATGAACTACAGAATTTGGATGAAGAGATACAGAGTCGAATAGACGAGCTTGCTAATCTTGAAGCTAGTTTGCTTTCTAGCCCTAAAATGAGCATGGATAAGGTTCAAGGTGGTCAGAAGGTTCGATTAGATGAACGTTACATCGATATTTTTAGCATGCAAGATTCCTTGAAAGAGTACATGAAGCAAGCAACTGCTGAAGCTATCCAGCGCAGAATTGAGCTCAGTAAATTGATTGATAAAATGCCTAAGCCTGCAAGTCGAACAATTCTAAGGATGGTGTATATTCAGAAAGCAAACGTGTATGATATGATTGAATTTTTACGATGCAGCAAGACCACTTTTTACAAAAAGAAGAAAGATGCAATCCGTGAGTTGGGTGTTGTAGTTGATAAAAGCGAACTAATGTGAACTAATGCGAACTAATGTGAACTAATGTGAACTAGGTTGAAGCGCACTGGTCTAACAATCGTGCTATTATAGTATCATCAAGAATTAAGGGTAAGGCATCTATGAAGTGCCTGCCCTTTTGTTTTGTTGAAAGGAGGGGTGGTCATGAATGAACGTGAAAAATTAGCAATTGAAGAATTGAAAACAGTAGCCAATGGTTTGATGTCAGACTGGCCAGCCTCTCGGAGCAGACAGAGGTCTTTTGTGCTCAACTACATGGCTAACGGATTTCAAAACGCTACGCAAGCAGCAAAAGAAGCTGGTTTTAGCGAGAAAAGTGCCCACACAACCGCGCATAAAATGCTCTCTGGTTCTGAAAAGTTCCTACATATCCCACCAGTCGTTGAAAAGCTTAAAAATGCCTTCGACGAGCACAGGACGGAGCTTTCTTTGCTTAATTCTGTTGATATTCAGCAGTTTTGGGCAAAAATTATCAGACGCGAAATTAAAGATATAAAACTGGTTGGCGACGGCGAAGGCTATCAGTCTGTCAAGGAAGTACCGCCTGACTTATCTGTAATGTTGTCAGCGTCGGACAAGTACGCTAAAACGTTAGGCATGTATCAAAACAACATCGATATCACTCAACGCACTATCGAAATCAAAGTAGGTGATTGGGATGCTGACGAAGAGTAGACCCAAAATCGAAATAGTCATTGACTATCCAAGCAGGGTCTTCAATAAGCACATCTACGATAAGCTCAATGACTACTCAACCTTTACCGAGGTTCATTACGGCGGCGCTTCTTCTGGCAAGAGCCACGGTGTTATTCAAAAGGTGGTCTTTAAGGCTTGCCAGGATTGGAAATATCCACGCAAGATCCTTTTTCTGCGCAAGGTCGGGTCAACGGTCTATGACTCAATCTTTGAGGATGTGAAGCAATGCTTGGATGTTTGGGGCTTACTTGATAAATGCAAGGTCAATAATTCGGCTTATCGGATTGAGTTACCCAACGGGGCCCAGTTCATCTTCAAGGGATTGGATAACCCAGAGAAAATCAAGTCTATAAAGGGCGTGTCTGATGTGGTCATGGAAGAGGCATCTGAGTTCACACTAGATGATTACACACAGTTGACTTTGCGTCTTCGGGACAAGAAGCACAAGCAGAAGCAGATCTTCTTGATGTTTAACCCGGTGTCCAAGGTCAATTGGACCTACAACGCCTTTTTTGTCAAGAAACCAAAAAATACAGTTGTTTATCATACATCTTACAAAGATAATCGATTTCTTGATGATATCACAAGAGAGAATCTCGAAGAGCTGGCCAATCGTAACGAAGCTTACTACAAGATTTATGCTTTGGGTGAGTTTGCGACGCTCGACAAGCTGGTATTTCCAAAGTACGAGAAGAAGCTATTAAACAAAGACGAGCTGGCGCATCTGCCGGCTTATTTTGGCCTTGACTATGGCTTTATCAACGACCCATCAGCTTTGATGCACATCAGGATTGATGATGCAAACAGAAAGCTTTATGTGGTCGAAGAATTTGTTAGAAAGAATTTGACAAATGACAAGATTGCAGAAAGTATTAAGGCCCTTGGGTATGCCAAAGAGCAAATCAGAGCGGATAGCGCTGAAAAGAAATCGAACCAGGAATTACGAAACCTTGGCATCCCTCGGGTTATCGATGTGCAGAAAGGTCCTGGATCAGTCATGCAAGGAATCCAGTATCTCTTGCAATACGATTGGGTAGTAGATGAGCGATGCGTGAAGCTGATTGAAGAACTTGAAAACTATACTTGGAAGAAAGACAAGAAGACAAACGAGTACATCAACGAGCCAGTAGACAGCTACAATCACTGCATCGATGCTATTAGATACGCTTTGCAAGATAGAATCTTCCAAGCCAAAAAAGAAGTCAATGTAGACAAAACAATCAGTAAAATTAATAAAATGTTCAGGAGGTAGAAAGTGGATAAGGTAAACGAATTTGAGCATGGAATAGATACTGCCACTAAAGCAAGATCGGACAGCTTGCGTTTTGACAGCTTGTCAAATGAGCAGTTTAGGCATGTCTCAAGCGATGAGCTTTTAACTACGGAAAATGGCAAGAAGGCGTTTCGGGACATGGTCGAAACGTTTTTTAATGTTCAAAGGAAAAGGCTGCAAGTGCTGGCTTCGTATGCACAGGGTGATAATTACAGTATTCTGGCTGGCAGCAGACGGCTGGACAAAGAAAAGGCAGATTACCGCGTCCGGCATAAATGGGGTGGCTATATCTCGAGCTTCGCTACAAGCTACGTCATAGGGAATCCTGTCACGGTCGGGATTTTAGAAGGTGCAGAAGAAGAACAATTGAAAGTCATCGAAGAAATTGAGTGGCAAAACGATATCAATTCGTTGAATAGTGATCTTGCTTTTGACGCTTCAGTTTATGGTCGAGCTTTTGAGTATCATTTCAGGGATAAAGATAATGTGGACAGGGTTGTTTTGATCAGCCCGCTTGAAATGTTTGTTATTCGTGATTTGACGGTCGAGCAGAATATCATTGCAGCTGTGCATTTGCCTATTTTTGCAGATAAGGTTTCTGCTACTGTCTACACAAAAGATAGAATTATCTCTTATAAGCCGTTTTCGGTCAATTCGATCAATTTGATTGTCGAATCTGAGAAGAAACATGAATACAAGGATGTACCAGTCGTTGAGTGGTGGAACAACCGTTTTAGAATGGGTGATTATGAGAGCGAAATTTCTCTAATTGACGCATACGACGCAGGCCAATCCGATACCGCGAATTATATGAGCGACCTGAATGATGCTTTGCTATTGATTAAAGGCGACTTAGAAGCTATTGGAATGAGTGCCGAGAATGTAGCGAAGATGAAAGAAGCTAACACGCTACTGCTTCAAACAGGAGTAAGCACAAACGGGCAGCAAACAAGCGCAGATGCTGGATATATCTACAAGCAATACGACGTGCAGGGTACAGAGGCTTACAAAAACCGCTTGGCCAATGATATTCACAGGTTTAGTCGTATTCCGAATCTTGAGGATGATCGTTTTAATTCAACACAATCAGGAATTGCTCTACTTTACAAGATGATCGGTCTTGAGCAGGTCCGAAAAGACAAAGAAGCTTATTTTACAAAGGCTTTGCGTCGCAGGTACGAGCTCATCAGCAATATTCACAAGGTAATCAACAAGCCCGTTATCGAAGCGAACAAGCTGACTTTTACGTTCCACCCTAACATCCCACAGGATGTCTGGACGGAAATCAAGGCATACATTGAAGCGGGCGGAAATCTGTCCCAAGAAACCTTGATGAACAGCGCTAGCTTCACCGATTACAAGACTGAGCAAGCCCGTATTTTGAAAGAAAATGGAGCTAGTGACAGTGAAATCGGCCAGATTTTAGGTGGTTCAGATGACAAGCAAGCAAACGACTAAGAATCAACGTTACAACGCTGAGCGTCAGGCACAGGCTGAGTTGATAAAGAGGGATATAGATAGAGATAAGATACTTGCTCAACTTTATCAAGAGTCTTTTGACCGCATGCAATCAGAAATAGACAGATTTTATCTAGCTTATGCTAAAAAAGAGGGTCTAACCAAGCAAGAGGCCATGAAAAAAGCCTCTGAATTTGACGTTGAGAAGTTTGCTAAGAAGGCTGAAAAAGCGGTAAAAGAGAAAGATTTCAGACCTAAGACGAATTCGTGGCTCAGGACATACAACCTGAAAATGAAGGTCAGTAGGCTGGAGCTCCTGAAGGCTGAATTAGCACTTGAAATCCATAATTTGACATCGGATGTAAACGAAGTCTTTGAAAAGGGCCGGAGAGACGAATTCCTGAACGAATACAAGCGCCAAGCGGGGATTTTGGGGATTTCGTCCAGCGGAGCAAAGAAACGAATGCAGAGCGTTTTAGACGCCGATTTTTACGGGCAGAATTTCTCTAGTCGCGTCTGGGGCAGGACGGGATTACAAGCTAATCTACAAAGAGACGTCTTCTCTTCGCTTGACCGAATCTATACAGATATGATGGGTTATAAGCAAGAAATGGCCCGTTTGGCCAAAAGGTACGAGACGAGCAAAGCGAACGCCCAGCGCTTGCTAAAAACCGAAATTTCTCGGATAAATGCAGATACTCAGCTTGCTATGCTAAAGGATAACGGCTTTACTCACATGATCTACGTAGCAGAGCCGGGTGCTTGTGATATATGCGGGCCACTTGATCAAAAGGCAATACCTATTGACAAAGTCGAAAAAGGCGTAAATATGTTTCCAATGCACCCTAATTGTCGGTGTTCTGCCTATGGTCATATCAAGATGAATTACAAGGCAGGTGGAAGTACACTGACTGATTTTGAAGTCTGGAAATGAAAACAACAACCCTGAACAAAAGAAACAACGAGGTAAATCATGAACAAACGTATCAAAAAGAAACGTGAGCTAGAAAACTCTTTGCGAATAGCAAAAGGAGCTATTGTGCTCTTACTCAACCAAAACAAGCAACTTTGGAAGATTGTTGAAAATATGGAGAAAATCAGCTCACAAAATACTCAAGCGACAAATGAGCGTTTTGACAAGTTAGAAGCTGCCAACAAGCAAATGCGTGTTAACTTGGATAATGCTATCGTTTCGTTTAGCAAACCGAAGAAATCAAATTGGTTTGGTAGAAAGTAGGTTTGGATAAATGAGATACAGAAAGAAGCCTGTTGAGGTTGATGCGGTGCGTTAGAATGGCAATAACCATAAAGAAGTGATTGACTTTGCAGAAAATAAGATTTGGTTCGATGGACTTGGGAACATATGGATTGCTACACTTGAAGGTGATATGGTGGCCAAAAAGGGAGATTATATCATCAAAGGCGTGCAAGGTGAATTTTACCCATGCAAACCTGATATTTTTGCAGAAACTTACGAAAAAACGGAGGAATAGAAATGTTAAAAATGGCAAAAGAATTGGCATCACAAGAATTTTCGCGCTTATCAGGTCGTGAAATTAAAGCAGAAGACTGCTTTGTAGTTTGGTTTAGCAAGACCCTACAAAATTGGAAGGCTCTTGTTAGTACTAATCAAATCAAGTCTGGTGAAAAATGTGGCGATTATGCAGAAATCACGCATAATGGAGACAAGAAAGAGACTTATGTGGATGTTTACGCCAAGGTTTCAAATCGTGCCATTAAAGATTAGGAGGCGATCCAACATCTTGACTAGCAGAAACAGACTGCTATAAATCACTATAAACCGTGTCGAATTCGAGGCGGTTTTTTGATATTCAGAAAAGGTGTAGAAAATGAAAGTTAAAGAACTTTGTGAAGCAATTGATGAAGAGGCTTACGTTTCTGTGTGTCACAACAATGAATATTTAGACGGAGGTTATCCGTGCGATTTCCTTGATTGTGAATTGGAAGTAAAAAGAATTTCTGTGGTGGCTTGTGAAGTTATCCTTATAGAAACCTAGCCGTATGGAATCCCGTACAGTTTTTTGCTTGTCCAAACCGTGCTTAGGACAATAAAAGATGCATGAGTTCGGGGAGGTTGCCCGTAAAAGCGTAAAGAAAGGAGCCAAAAATGGCAGAATACAAATCTATGTTGCGCATGAACTTGCGCAATCTTCAAATGTTCGCTGAAAGCGGAGAACCTCAAGGAGACCCTGAAGCTTCAGGCAACGGAGAAGGCGCTGCAGAGCCTAAGCCAGAAGCTGAAAAGATGGTCTCACTTGCTGAAATGCAACGCCGCTTGAAGCAAGCTGAGGAAAAGCACGCTCAATCAACACAAGAAGCGATTTCTAAGGCTCTTGAACAATATAAGGCAGAGAATGAACTGTCTGGAAAAGAGCTTGAGGAATACCGTCGACAAGTGGCCGAAGCCGAAAAACAGGCTTTGCTAGATAAAATCGCTAATTTGGAGAAAGAACAAACCAAGCGAGAATTGACGGACGAAGCCATCAAGACGCTTTCCAGTCGAAAATTGCCCGTAAATGAAAAAGTGCTCTTTTTCGTGGTTAAAGATACCGCAGACGGCACCTTGCAGGCGATTTCTGACTTTGAAAGCATCATCAGCGAAATTAAAGCTGAATACACTCAATCTGAACCGCCGGGCGTTTCATCGTCTTTTGGTGGCTCGGACTCGAAAAGTCCCGGAGAAATCTTCCGCGACTCACGCATTATCTGAAAAAGGAGAAATAAATGACAGTACAAACTTTTAATCCTGAAAAGGTTCTGGTTTCTGAGAAAAAAGACGGAACTTTTCACAAGAAATTTACAGACATCATCATGAAAGAGGTCTCTAAGAACTCGCTCGTGATGCAGCTTGGAAAATACCACGAAATGGACGGCGAGCAAGAGAAAACAGTCTACGTTCAAACGGACGGAGTTTCTGCTTACTGGGTGAATGAAACCGAAAAAATCAAGACAGATAAGCCAGAAGTGATTCCTGTTAAGCTGAAAGCCCATAAGCTCGGTATCATCCTTCTCGCTTCTCGTGAAGCGCTGAATTACACTTGGGAAAAATTCTTCAACGACATGAAACCTCAGATCGTCGAAGCATTCTACACCAAAATTGACGAAGCTGGTCTTCTCGGCCATGAAACGCCGTTTGCTAATTCGGTTGCAAAAGCTGCCAAAGATGCAAGTAAAGTTATTGGCGGACCGATCAATTTTGAAAATATCCTAAAACTTGAAGACAAGTTGCTAGACAGCGATGTTGAAATCAATGCGTTTGTATCTCGTGTGTCAAACCGTTCTGCCCTTCGTGAAGCTCGTGACGGTGACAAGAAGACGATTTACGACAAAGAAAACAACAAGCTTGACGGAATCGTGACTGTGGACATGAAATCTAAGAATTTCAAAAAAGGCGACTTGCTCGCTGGCAACTTTGACAATCTTATCTACGGTGTACCTTATAACATCAACTATAAGATTTCGGAAGAAGGCCAAATCTCAACAATCCAGAATGCAGACGGAACCCCTGTCAACCTGTTTGAGCAAGAAATGATCGCTGTCCGTGCAACAATGGACATCGCAGTCATGATCACGAAGACAGATGCATTTGCTAAATTGACAGACGCTGCTAACGTTTAAGAAAGGAGTTTGTAAATGACTTACATTGTAACTACAAATATCATCGACACTAAAGATAACGACCGCCTATATGAAGCAGGCGAAGTTTATCCGCGCGCAGATTTGACGGTCTCTGACAACCGAATTAAGGAGCTGCTTGAAAAGGGAGTTATTACTCTTGAAGGCGCTGAGGGAGAAACAACTCCTGCAGAAGAAACAACTCCTGAAGCCGAACCTGATCCAAGCGTGAAAGAACTCAAGGCTAAACTTGATGAGCTTGGTATTAAGTATGGTTCTCGTGCTACCAAGGACGAATTGAAAGCCCTACTTGAAGGCGCTGAGGGAGAATAACCATGGAAAATGCTCAGCTAGCCAAAATTAAGCGTCGGCTGGGTATTGCTCCCGACGACACAAAAGAAAATGACTTGTTACAGGACCTGGTCGAAGATGCCGAAAGCTATTTCAAGAGCTTGACAGGAACAACAGAGATTGACCAGAAGTACAATTTCATGATTGAGAATGTTGTTTATAAGCTTTATGGACGCAAAGGGTCCGAGGGTGTAGCTTCTGAGACCGTGGACGGCTATTCTGTGACTTATCAAGATTGGGATAACCTGTTTAAGCCTTATATGGCTATTTTAAACAAAGATTTTGGCCTAGATGGCTCTCTGAGAGAGAAAGGTCGGGTGGTATTCTTATGAAAACACCGCACCGGATCACCCTTATTAGAGCGACTGAAGCGCCAAAATACAATCCAGAAACGGATAGCTACGAGGCTACTGAAGGTCAAGAAGAAGTCGTGCCCTGCCTGGTCAACTTCGTCCGTCAAGCAAGGGTTTTTAAAGACTACGGAAATCAGACTGATACAGTCATGATTTGTCGCTTTCAGCAGGCACAGAAGCCTTTTGCTACCGCTATTTATGACGGCAGCAAATACGTCCCTATGGATCAGATCGATGCCCCTATCAAGGGAGCTGTCAGGCTCAAAAAGGTAGGTGGTTAGCATGGGAATTAAATGGCAAGGCATAGAGAAATTAACAGCAACTATCAGCAACGCTCATCCAAAAGCAGTCGAGCAATCTCTGCAGGTTTTGAAAAACAACGGCGAAAAAGGAAAGAAAATCGCTAGAGACCTAGCGCCAAGGGATACTGGATTTTTGGAAGACCATATCACAACCTCTTACCCTGGTATGGAAGCTCATATCCACGGCGAAGCTGGTTATGATGGTTATCAGGAATATGGCACCCGATTTCAGCCTGGTAAGCCCCATTTTCGTCCTATGCTGGAGCAAATTCAGCCTGAATTTCAAAAGGACATGACAAAAGTGATGAAAGGAGCGTTTAGGTGACCCCAAATCATGATGTATTCAGGAACTTATTCTCAATCTGCAGCGTAAGAGTCGATACATACGACTACCTACCAGACGCTGAGACTAAATATCCCTTTGTTTATTTGGGAGAGAGTAACGGCTCTGACATCCCAAATAACGACGTTTTAGGGACGGTCAGGCAGACAATCCATCTCTATGGTTTAAGAGAACACAGGGCTCGTTTAGATAAGATTTCAGCTTATTTAGAAGGAGCAGTTAAGCTGTTGAAAGATGGATACGAGCATAAGCTAGCTCATCTTTCAACCTCAAAACAAGTCATACCAGATAACACAGATGTCCAGCCTTTACTTCACATTGTGCTGGACGTTACTTTTAATTACACAAAAAAGGAGACATAAATGGCAGAATTAGTGCTAGGAAAAGACTATGTAGTGTTTTTCCGACGATTAAAAGACCAAGCAAAGCAGGATGCAGGAAAGGTCCGCTTTCAGGTCGAGCTAACAATCAATCCAGAAAAAGAGATTGAAAGTACAAAGACTAAGGACGGTGTGGTAAATTCGATTTCTGACGGCGAAACAAGTGGTGAGTTTAAATCACTTGCTTATCGTGAAGACGGCGATACAGTCAACATGTGGAAGGAAATGCGGAAATGGTTCGCAAACAATGAAAAAATTGAATGTTGGATTGTTGACCTTGGCAGCGTGCGCCAGTCCGGAGGGAAAGAAATTTATGACGTGGAATACTACCAAGGTTACTTCAAGAGCTTTGAGCTTTCCGCTCCGGCTGACGATAAGATTGAATTATCTTACGAAATGGCCATTGACGGAAATGGCATCATTCACACCGACTCGCTGACAGCCTCTCAAAAGAAAGCTGTCGAAACAGCGCAGTACGACTACCATACGCTTGCCAAAGAAACGACTGCTGCAGGTCGTTCAGTCTAATAATTTTTAAAGGGGTTAAACACCCCTTTTATTTTTTTGAAAGAGGAGAAAATATGATTTTACACATCGACGGACGTGATTATACTTTGCGATTTGGTCTTGGATTTTTGCGCGAAATGAACCGACTCCATTCTGCGGAATTGGAAGGTATGAAGACCGGCTACGGAGCAATGACTCTCTTTAATGCTGGACAAGCACTTAACGACCCGATGGCTTTTGTGGATATTATCAAAGCCGGGACGGTTACAGAAGGCAAGAAACCAAGCGACGCAGGTATTGAAGCGTTTCTGGAAGATTTGATCATCAACGATAAATACGACGAAACAATCAAAGAGATTGTTGCGGAGTTAAAAGCGTCACCCCTGCTCAAAAAAGCAATGAACCTAGCAGAGTAGAGGGGGCTTCAGGTTCAAATTTCGGCTATGACGAAGCTATTGCTCTGCTGATTGCAAGGCACGGAATGAGCTTTTTAGAAGCGGCAAGAACAACGCTTGTCGAATTTGAAATTTACAATTTAGCTTATGCGATACAACAGGAAGATAAGCGATATAATGCAGCAATCCAAGCTTGGATGAACCAACGAGTTCAAGCTACGAAAGGTAGCGGCAAGAGCGTCAGATCTGCGTTTAAAACCTTTGACGATTTTTACAATCGAAAAGAAGAATTTGAAAGAATTTTTCGGACCGAGAGTAAAGAAAACAAAAAAGGTCTGACAATGGCAGACCGAAATAGAAGGCTTAATCATGATGAGAAAGGAGGATTTTGATGGGAGCAACGTTTGATGTCACGGCGATTTTAAAAGCGAATGTCAAACCATTTAATAATGGAATGAAAGAAGCACAAATGTCTTTGCAAAGTCTAAAAAATCAGACTGGTACGACACTTGACAAATTAAGTGGAAGTCTCTCGGCAGTTGGTATGGCTTCTATGAAATTGGGCGCTGGAATGACAGTTGGACTTACAACTCCAGTTGTTAGTGCTATCGGAGGTGTCGTGAAATCCTTCGCAGACCTCGAGCAAAGCTTAGGTGGTGTCCAAACGCTCTTTAAGCAAAACGGAACAAGCGTAAACAATCTTGCTAAAGAGTACGGAATGACCCGAGAAGAAGCCCGAAAATTGTATCAAACAATGGCAAATGACGGCACCAACGTTATTGAAAACGCCAATAAAGCTTTTAAAACAGCTGGAGTTTCGGCTAACTCTTACATGGAGCAGGTTACATCTTTCTCGGCAACCTTATTACAAGGTCTAGGAGGAGATACTGCCAAAGCTGCGCAATATGCAGATAAAGCTATTGTGCAGATGGCGGATAACGCAAATAAAATGGGCACCAGCATGACCGATATCCAAAACGCTTATCAAGGATTTGCCAAGGATAATTACACGATGCTGGACAATTTGAAGCTAGGCTACGGGGGAACCGCTAGCGAAATGGCCCGTTTGGTCAATGAATCGGGTGTTTTAAACGGCGAATTTGAAGCAACGGCCGAAAATGTCAAAGACATTCCTTTCCACACTCTGATTGAGGCCATCGGAATTACTCAAGATCGCCTCGGCATTACCGGAACGACCGCTAAAGAGGCTAGTGAGACTGTTTCAGGATCATTTGCAGCCATGAAAGCAGCAGCTCAGAACCTTGTAGCTGGCCTCGGAAACAACGAAGCGGACATCAAAGCGTTGATGGAAAGCCTGAAAGATACCGTCCTCACGTTTAAAGATAATGTGGTGCGGGTCCTTGGGACGATTTGGGATAATTTACCGCTAGCGCCTTGGCAAAAGTGGCTTGGAGCTATCGTGGTAGCAGCAGGACCTGTTTTGACAATCCTTGGCGGACTTGTTTTCGGAGTCGGGAGATTTATTTCAACCATCATAGGAATCGGAGGTGTATTTGCCAAAGTAAGCAGCTGGTTTGCCTTGCTAAATAGCGGAGGGAGCGCCTTGAGTCTTGCTTTCGCGAAATTAGTAGGCGTGGTGACAGCCTTGGGGGCTCCTTTTCTAGCTGTGGTAGCTATTATAGCTAGCTTGGTTGCAGTCCTTATTGGTGTCTACAATACCAGTGAAGAGTTCCGGAACAAGGTGAATGCAGCTTGGGAAGCCATCAAGACAGCAATCAGCTCAGCGGTTGAGGCCGTGGTGTCTTTTGTCATGGATTTATTTGGCCAGCTGGTTTCGTGGTGGAACGAAAACCAAGACTTGATTTTATCCACAACAAGCACGGTCTGGAACGCTATCAAAGAAGTGGTCGAGACGGTCATGAATGTTTTGGCACCAATCATTGGAGCAGCGTGGAATCTCATTGTTACCATCGTAAAAACCGCTTGGGATGTGATTAAAACCGTTATCCAGACGGCTTTAAGTGTTGTATTAGGCATCATCAAAGCTGTAATGCAGGTCATGAATGGAGACTGGTCTGGAGCTTGGGAGACCCTTAAAGGAGTCGCCGGAACGATTTGGGAAGGTATCAAATCTCTGGTACAGATCGCTTTGGATGGGCTAGTTCAAATCCTGCAAGCTGGCATGGCTTTCTTACAATCGATTTGGGATGCGATCTGGAATGCTATCATGTCGGTCGTTACTCCAATTTGGGAATGGATTAAAACAACAGTCAGCAATGCTATCACAGCTGTCGGGGAAGTTATCCAAAACATCATGACTGGTATTCAGACCGCTTGGGATGCGGTGTGGAATGCGATTTCTGCGGTTGTCGCGCCGATTTGGGAAGCTATTTCTACAACGATTGTCTCTGTTTTAACTACTATTTGGAACACTATCCAGACAATCCTGAATACGATTTCGACTATTTGGTCTGCCACTTGGGAAATTATCAAAGCGGTCTTCGCAGCAATCCTTTTGACCATCGTAGGCTTGGTGACTGGCAATTTTGATCTCATCAAACAAGCTATTTCAAATGCATGGGAGATCATCCAGACCAAAACAGGCGAGATTTGGAATGCAATCGTCGCTTTCTTGTCAGGAATTTGGGACGGAATCAAGTCAGCAGCTAGCGCAGCTTGGGAGTTTATCAAAACCACTATCAACGCTGCACTAGACGGTATCAAGGCGATTATTGAATCAATTTGGAATGGGATTGTTTCGTTCCTTACAGGTGTTTTAGATAATATCAAAAATACTATCCTGAACGCTTGGAATAATGCGAAATCGACCGTTTCAAATGCTACTGAAAACATCAAATCCACTGTAACAAACGGCTGGAACAATCTAGTAAGCACGGTTACGAATGCTGGGCCAAGGATCGTATCGGCTGTCAGAAACGGTTTTGACAATGCGGTAAATGCCGCAAGAAACTTTATCAGTAGCGCGATAAGCGTTGGTAGAGACCTCATCATGGGCTTTGTCAACGGCGTTAAAAACGCTGCAGGAGCGTTGATAGATGCAGTTGGCGGCGCAGTAAGAGGTGCCATAGACTGGGCAAAAGGCCTTTTAGGCATTCATTCTCCTTCCCGAGTATTTAAGCAATTTGGTATTTACACAGACGAAGGTTTTATCATCGGTGTTAACAATAAAGCTGGTCAAGTCGCAAGAACAGTCGGGAACATGGCTCAAGGAGCTATTGACGCTTTTACCGGCAAAGATATTGCTGGCAGCTTGCAGAGTGAGCTTGGCGCAGTTGATGGAGAATTAGGACGCTTGACAGCCTATGACCCGTCTGTGTCATTTGATGGCGGCACGTTAACCGTTGGACAACAGGCAGCGGATATCGTACTGAAAATGGGAAATACGGTCTATCGGGCATTTACCGAAGATATCACGAATGCACAAGAGATGGAATTAATTTTGGACAGTTACTAGAAAGGAGAAAGCAATGTATGGTTATTCAAAGTTAGAGAAAAATAATAATATAACGGCTTTCGAGCCTAGTGACAATATGTCCATCAACGGAACGCCTCTCAATCGATTGGTTGACGGCTACACGCATTTAACGGTGACAGGAAGAGGCTTGCTTGGCCAAACGGTCAAAAAAAGCTCAGTTCCAGGGCGGCGTGGTGTTTGGGTGGAGGATGTTTCAGACGATGAGCGTCAACTTGAAATTAAGTACAAACTCGAAGCTGATACTAGCCCTAAGATGCGTGATAAATTTGCGAAATTGAATAAGATCTTGCGAACTCACGCAAGCAGCGGCTTCCTCGAAATCACTTTTAAAGACGAACCCGAGTATGTTTATTATGGCTATTTCAGCGGAGCTGATGAGATCGAAGAAAAAAGCTTGTCTATCATCAGCAAGTTCACCCTCCTTGTCCCAGATGGTTATAAGAAAAAGCAGGCTCAGAATTCAACTGGGCCTATTGCTTTATCGGATGCCTTGGAAGTACTACCTGAGTCTATAACGGTCACACCGACCGGGACAGTGAACCAAGTAGAAATCATCAACGGAACGAAAGTATTATCTTTTTCCGGCTCGTATGTAGCAGGAAAGGATCTTGTTATAACTTTTGGAAATGAAGAGGTGACTGCCGTTTACAACGGTAGAAACATTCTTAGCGAGCTTGAGCGGTTTAGTCCGCTTGAGCAGTTTACCGTAAAAAACGGTGACACTATCACGGCTAAGAATGCCGTTGTAAAAAGAGTGGTCTGGAGGGATGAGCGAGCATGATTTATTTGTTTGATAAAGATGAGAGATTGATCAAAATCATCAGAAAACCAACTATTAAAACTGCCCTCCAAAAATACTCTCTGACCAAAGAACGCTATGTGTCTGACCGATTGACTGTTGAGATGAAAGCTCTGAATGATGATGATCTTGAAAAAGTCGAATACATGGCTATTCAGACCATGGAAGATGCTCATACTTTCCATTATTTCTATGTTGCTCAAAAGTCGTCTGACCAGTTGACTACATTGATTGGTGTCCAGTCAGGGATTGAAGAACTGAGAAAATCTCCGGTTTTCGACAAGCGTCCTCAAAATGCTTTTGCTAGAGAGGTCATCAACGATCTGCTATCTGGCACTAACTGGCAAGCTCGCTTTGTGGGAGAGACGACCCCGCACAGCACCAACTTTTACTACATTTCTGTCTTTGATGCACTCAAGAAAGTGTGTGAAGTCTGGGACTTAGAAATGCAATTTTTCGTTGAGATGAACGGGAACCGTATAGGCGCTCGTTACATCGATTTCAAGCGAAAGATTGGTCAAGCGATTGGTAAGCGTGTGGTTTATGGCCATAACGCCTTGCAAATTCTCCAAGAAGTTGAACGAACCAATATTTTTACGGCTTTAGTTGGCCGTGGAAAAGGTGAACAAGTCAGCTCTGCTGAAGACTCTGGAAAGCAAGCAAACGGATTCGGCCGAAAAATCACCTTCGAAGATGTGGTCTGGTCAACAGCGAGTGGAAAACCAGTCAACAAGCCGAAAAGGCAGAGGTACGTTGAACTGCCAGCCATGACCAAGCTTTACGGCATCAAGAATGCTGATGGGTCTATGCGTCCTAAAATTGGCTTTGTGGATTTTTCGGAAGAAGAAAACCCGGAGCAATTGTTGGAACGCACTTACAAGGCGTTAGTCAATGCTGCGCGCCCTCAATTGGCTCTAAAAACCTCAAGTGTGTATTTGCGGGGCGTAAAAATCGGCGACACTATCCGAGTAGTCAGACACGACAAGAAGTTAGATTATGACACCCGCATTTTTGAAATCACTTTTAACCGTTTGAATGACCAGTCAAGTGACATTAAGTTAGGCGACAGGATCGGCGAAAGTAACGAAGCCAAGGCTCAAACGATTGCTGACAAGGCGATTGATGAATTTGTGGCTAACGAATTTACAAACTTTGTTAAAAACCTACCTGATTATCTGCCGACCGCAGATGGTTTTAATAATAACTGGTATGGGTCTGAAGACCCGACTGGGAAACACCCCGGAAAAGTCCTGATCAATGACATTTGGTACAAACCAGACCCTGAACATGAAGGGCATAAAATTATGCTCAGATGGACGGGGGAAGTCTGGGAAGAACTCCTGCGCACTTTTAGCAGTGAGGCCTTGCGTGCTAAGATTTCGGACGAAATCGAAAAATTGAACAAGGCAATGAAAGCTAGCGACCTAGCTTTGAAGGAGCAAACCGCTCAAGCCCTCCGCACGGCTGGCGCCAATGCCTCAGCTATCGAGGTGGCCAAAGGCGCTATCACCAAGCTCAATCAGGACTTGGCTGGTGCTAAGCAGACCAATCAGGCTGCAATTGATCGGCTAAAATCTGACTTTGCTAGTGCGCAGAAGACAGCGAGCGACCAAACAGCGCTCCTGAGAAGTGACTCAGCCAACCTCCGCACCAAGCAAGGCCAAGCCGAAGCCGAGATCGGCAAGCAAGTCTCAGCGCTCAACCAGACCAAGGTTGAGCTTGCGGGCGTCAAATCTGCTCAGTCAACGTTTGAGCAGAGCACCACTCGCAGGCTGGCAGAGCTGGCCAACGTGGCTGATGGTAAGGCTAGTAAGTCCGAGCTTGTGCAGACTGCGGAAGAGCTGAAAAATCGGATTGCGAGCGTGCAGGTTGGCGGTCGAAACTTGATGGGCATATTTAACACAACTCCTGTCAAAGCAAGTTTTGGATCTGAAACATACAGATTTGAAGCAAAGACTACAAAAAACACGACTAGACCAACTCTCCAATTGCAATTTCGTTGGACAGACGGAACCCACAGTGCTGTTGTATGGGTAGGTCAAGAGGGTGTTTTTAAAAAATCGTTTAGGATAACAAAAGATTACACAGAGCTTAGGATCAAATTTAATTGCAATAAGGAAGATGCAGTCTTGCTCTTTAAAGGCAATAAATTCATCGAGCTGAATACAGACTATCTTTTTACAGGGAATCTGCTTAATCTTTCACCAAACGATTCTGTGGCAGAGCACCTCAAAATCGAAAAAGGCACAATCCCGACAGACTGGTCACCAGCCTACGAAGACCAAGACGAGCGTGTCTCAGCTGTCGAGTCCAGTTTTAAGCAACGGGCCGACTTACTGGAAGCTAGTGTCTCTAGCTTGCGTGAGGGTCTCAGTACCAAAGCGGACTCAAGCGCCCTGACCTTGCTCTCAGATAGGATAGTAGCCTCTGTCAAGTCGCTTGAGACCGACACGCAGAACAAGCTGGACTCAAAATTGAGCACAACTGAGTTTGATGTGCGAGCGTCTGGCATTAGACAAGAGATTGTCAACGCCACAAAAGACAAGGCTGACAAGACTTTGGTTACGGCTGAGGCTGGGAAGTTGAGGGAAGAGCTGGCAACTGTGCAGGCTTACGTCAGTGCAGACGGCACACGAGCCGAAGCTCTCCGCACCTACAGTCGTGAGGAGACCGCACGTCAGCTGACTGCACTGCGTCAGAGCGTTGAATCTGGATACGTTGCCAAAACGCAGCACACAGAGGACGTGCGGAGCATAAGCAGGCGGTTTGAGGAGCTGACAGAAGGAGGTGTAAACCTCTTGCGTAACTCAGCGACTTTGCTTGTCGGTGACGATTGGCGAACTGGTAAGTGGCAGGCTACCAGCGGAGGAAACGGTACGTCTCAGGTTGTACCCGCCACAAGCTCCCCTAGCTCGCTAATCAAGAGTATGATCCGTGTCGTCAACAATACAGTCGGAAACAAGGATTTATCGCAATCTGCTATGGCTCTTGTGGTCGGGCAGAAATACACTGTATCTTGCTATGCTCGGGTGGCCGGTGATAGCCCGAGTCCAACAGTCGGTCTGCTAATCAGGTCATGGGCAAATAATAATGATACTAATCGCAAATTGCACAAAACCATCTCGAATAGGGATTGGCAGCGGTACTCATTTACATTTACTGCTGATGTCGTGGCTAACTCAATCCAATTTGGGCAGAGTGGTGCAGGAAGTGTCGAAATCTGCGCACCTAAACTAGAATTAGGTGCTGTTGCGACAAGCTGGAGTCCGTCGCCAGAAGACGCAACGAGCTACGCAGACACTAAGCTGGCAGAGTACAAGCAAGGCATCGACGGCCAACTAGCCAGCGTGCAATCCGCCCTTAATACGGCCAATGGCTCGCTGACCAGCTTTAATACGTGGAAGCAGTCAGCGCAGGAGACCTTAAACAAGGTCGGCAAGGTCGAGTCTGGTCTTAACGAGACTAAGACTAGTCTGGCAGAGTTTAAGCGGACGGCAGAAGGTCAGCTGACTACGATTACTCAACAGGTCGCAGGGAAAGCTAGCCAGACCGATTTCCAGAAGGTGCAAGAGACGAGCAAGCTCTATGAGCGTTTGATTGGCTCGACCGAAAAAGAGGTCACGGACAAGGTCTCTCGCATGGCTCTGACTAACGAGTTATTTCAGGTCGAGGTCTCAAAGAACCTTGGTCTTCGCACGGTACAGTATCAGATGGCAAATGCGTGGGCAGTGCAGAACCTCAACTCGAACGGGGATATTATCAGTCAAATCAATATGACTGGTCCAAACGTGCGCATCCAAGGCGAGTCTATCCACTTGGACGGAAAAACCTTAATTGATAACGGGGTCATCAAGAACGCTATGATTGAAAGCATGCTAGCTGATAAAATTATAGCTGGCACACTCAATGCTGCAAATGTAAATATAGTCAATCTGAATGCTAGCAAGATCGTTGGTTTAGATGCGAATTTTATCAAATCTAAGATTGAGCTGGCATTTATTGAATGGATGAAAGGCAAGGTCATATCTGCTCAAAACGATGCAATGCAGATTGACTTAAATAACGGTCAATACAATGTCATGACTGACCAAGCGGCAATCAGACGCGTTTTAAATGGCTATCCAAACCAGTTTTTAAAGTTTACGAGCGAAACTGAGGGTGGAGCGCCAGCCAGCGTGACTGTGCTCGGAGCTAACCGTGACGGTACCGAAAACAGCAAAAACGACAGCTTTGCTGGAATTAGGCTGTTCAGCGGAAACAAGGTCGAGCGCGCTGAAATCATCAGCGACGTTGTGAGATTTGCAACAGGAGCAGTCAACTACCGCGGCTGGGAAATGAGGACGCTTTACGGAAACGATAACAGGCAAGTCATTTTACAGCCATTTGGCAATGTCACAAGATCGAATATCGTTGCAAACTACTTTAACGGTATTGATCTAGTCAATGTGCTCGAAACACTAAATCAGATGATGGCCAATTTGGCAAATCATACAGGAAGACGGGATATCTTCGGACCGATACCAGGTCTTGGGGCTAGGAAGTATCAAAGATAAAAACGGAGGAAACATGAACGAAAATATCCAAGCTAAGCTGGCAATCGAAATTGCTAGCAAAACATTAACAATCGCTAAACTTGAAGCTCAAAATGAAGAGTTGCAAGCGCAACTACAACAAGTGCTTGAGCACAACACCGAGCTAAAAGAAAGACTCTCAGTCTATGAGCCACGCGCAGAAGAAGCGTCAGAAAGCGAGGTGGAACCATGAGAAATTGGGCTGTAGTCGGGAAATATCCAATTTATGACGATGACAACAAGATTTCGCACACCGAAATCGCTATCGCGTCCACCTCCGCAGGTTATGCGACCTTTTCAGAGCGCGTGCTTGGTGACCATGCGAACAAGAGCGAAAAAGAGCTAATTGATTTAGCTCTGGAAGCTCTTTTTAAGTCTGAATTCTCAGACCGAGCCATGGCCGAGTCTGTCCAGAAAATCGAAGAGATGGATCAAGCTATTAAAGCCTCAAATACCTTGATGGCCAAAATGGAAGCAGCTATCGCAAGAGCAGAAGAGGCTGCTAACGAGAATCGTCGACTCGTTAAAACAGTCACGCTCACGCTTAACCAAATTATTGCGGGTGGTGGTACAGACGAGGAGGAAGAACATGAATCGTCTAATCAATCAAATCAAAATCAAAATTAAAGGAGGATCAGCAATGATGATCAATTATTTCGCAATGCAAGTTAATTTAGGGTGGATCACCCTTGAAGAAGTCCCGAAACGCTATCGTGCTAAAGTAGCAGAGCTGGTAGAAATGTCGAATATCGGCAATTCGGATGGACCAGCCTCAAAATAGGAGGCGGTGAAATGTGAATCATTTAATAGATTTTGTGGACAAGCTCACGCCTGTCTTAGTCGTGATTATTCCCAGCTATTTTAGTTATCGCAGCAATCAAAACAGCAAGGAAACCGACAAACGAATCGAGGCCTTAGTAGAAGATTTGGGCGACCTGAAAGAATCCGTGACCGATATCCAAAACATCGGGAATAGGAATAATCAGGATCTAAACCTGATTCAAAAAGGTTTGCAGCGGCTTCAGCGTTTTCGATTGCAGGAAAATTTAAAAAAAGCTTTGAAGCGTGGCCAGACTACCCAGCATGAGCTGGAAGAGCTGTCCCGCCTCTATGAGAGCTATGTTGAGCTTGGAGGCAATGGTGCCATCAAGCTTTTGTACGAAAAATTTTCGGAATTGCCAATTGTGGAGGAAAAATGAATAAGATTAACTGGACAGTGCGCCTGAAAAACAAGAATTTCTGGCTGGCTTTAGTACCAGCTATTGCCTTGCTTTTGCAGGCTGCGGGTGACATTTTCGGCCTAAAGCTGGAATTAGGGGTAACGATTGATAAGATTTTAGTCTTTATCAATGTGCTCTTTGCTTTGCTGGTGCTTGTCGGTGTTGTTAACGACCCGACGACTGCTGGACTAGCTGATAGTCAACGTGCTCTAAATTATGATGAGCCTAAGAAATAAAATGGCAGAGCAGGCTCTGAAGCTTGCTCTGTTTGCTTTTGCTGCGACTTATTTTTGGTTTGCAGCTTTCGAAAATTTGAAAGGAAAATAGAAAAATGACAAAAGTAACTGAATACGCAGAAGGAAATTTCCGCTTTGGCTTTGGGGCAAAGCTTTATCTAGCTCGCAACGAAGAAGCACAAGTACGAGCTCACATCTCTACACCAGCGACACAACGCTGGGACAACGGACAATATACTTTGACTGAGAGGATCGCTGAAGGCTTTAAACCTGCGCATCCTGTAACATTTACAGCTAAGGTGATTTCTCAAGGCAAGATCCACCCTCAAGCTGCGATTGATTTTGTCTTAATGCCAGATGGCCGTGTGCTGGTCAATGCTAGCAATGTGCGCCAGCTTCCCGCACCGCTTCAGATCGTTGGCGAGGTGACTTATATCATCGATGCTAGTCAATTTGATAAATAAGGGGGGAAAATAAAATGGCAACGACAAATGATGTAATTTTGTTTGCTAAGAATTTAGCTGATAACGGTATTGGTGTTGACCAAGACGGAGCATGGGGAACACAATGTGTAGACTTACCAAATGCTATCTCTAGTCAGCTTTTTGGCAAGGCTCTCTGGGGCAATGCTATTGATTTGCTTAACTCGGCAGCTAGTTTAGGTTACGAAGTCGAATATAATGAAGCAGGAAATATGGACAGTAAACCTCGTGTTAGTGCGGTCTTCGTTATGGAGACAATCTATATCTATGGTCATCCTTACGGACATACAGGGGTTGTGATCGAGGATAGCGACGGCTATACCATGCAAACAATTGAGCAAAATATCGATGGCAACGCAGATAGTCTGTATGTCGGCGGGCCTGCTCGATACAATACCCGCAATTTTGACGGTGTAGTTGGTTGGTTCTACTTCCCAACAGACGATACTAACTATGTGCCAGCGCCAGCATCAGAGCCGTTTTCTGGTGAGGTAGAGATTCATGAAGAAACTGGCACATTCACAGTAGAGGTTTCGGCTCTCAATGTCCGAGTAGCTTCCGGCTTAGATGCTGAAATTGTGGCAGTCTACACAGCTGGCCAAGAAATCAACTATGATGGCTGGTGTGATGTAGACGGATATATCTGGATCACATACATTGCAGCTTCTGGCAATCGTCGTTATGTGGCAGTTGGTCAATCAAAAGACGGCCAGCGTATTACCGATTTTGGTAGTTTTAAATAAAAAACCGCAGCGGAAACTGCGGAAAATAAATATTTTTTCTTAAATTTCAATCTACCCCGGCCGAAAGGCTGGGGCTTTTTTATTTGCAAACTTTTTTAAAAAAATTTTAAAAAAATTATAAAAAGTGTTGACAAAGGTAACCAAATGGTATATACTATACTTGTAAGATAAATAAAACAAAACGGAGGAACTTACAATGAAAAAACTTTACATCCAAACAAACCAATTTGCTAACGGTGAGCTTCGAGTTGAAAATACTAGCTATGAACTTTGCGATACTTTCAAAGAATTATACTCAGCCGCTTCAAATCTAGTTGCTGAAGACACATTAAGATTCGTTGAAGATAATTTTATAGAACAAAATTTTAAAGATGAATATAATGAAGTTTACGAAAATGATGGAGATACAAGCGAATTCGTATGGCAAGTCTTTGAAAACAAGGTTACTGAAGAACAGTTCAAAGAGTTACTTGAACAACTTGAAATTTCTTATACTGACTTTGATCCAGAAGAAGAATTAGCAAAACTTGTAGCAACTAAAGACCTTCGCCCTAATCTTTTCGGCGATGGTTCAAAAGTTATCGCTGAATATCTTGAAAGCATTTCTCATGAAGATGCACTCGCAGTCGTTACTTATTACTATTTTAAACTTGGTTTCATGTATGAAGAGCAACTTATCTCAGATATCAAAGATGATCAAGAAAATGGTGAAATGTTCAATAGCGTAGAACGTGCTGAAACTATCTAACAAGCAAATAACCCCCTCAAAGATGAGGGGGTTGTAAGATAAATAAGGCGGTAGAGTGACCGCCTAAGAGGAGTATAACATGAAAGTAGATACAAATCAAATCAAGTGGTTGTTTGAAAATGAGACCCAATATAGAATCAGCAAAGAAACAGGGGTTGCTCAGCCAGTGATTGCCAGACTAAAGAATGGTGAACGAAAGCTAGAGAATGCATCTATTAAAGTTGGGGCGGCGTTGACTGCATATGCTGAGAAATTGAAAAATGAAAAAGAATGATTTGAAAGGGAATGTTTACGGTCGCCTGACCGTCCTTGGCGACGATGGGACAAGGACTAAAACAAGCAAGGTATTGTGGCGCTGCCGTTGCGACTGCGGCAACGAAGTCCATATTTTGGGAAGCAACTTAAAACGAGGCGCAACAAAATCCTGTGGCTGTTTGAATAGCGAAAAGAGGCGTGAACGCTTCAAAGATTTAGCAGGAACCGAAACCGAAAATTTCAAGATTATTGATAAAGCCTACTCTAAGAACCAGCGGGTTTGGTGGAATTGCATCTGTAAGCACTGCGGCCAAAGTGTAATCCTCAATAATAATCTAATTGACCACCAGGCTTCTTGTGGTTGCAGGCGTGGAGCATCCAAAGCGTATATGGACTCTATTCGAGATCCAGAAAGCTTGAAAACAACACGCCCTACCGCCAAGAGTACGACAGGCGTGCGAGGGGTCTATTTCAACAAGCGAAAGGGCAGCTATCAAGCTTTTATCAATGTTGACAAGAAACCGAAATATTTAGGATCTAGTAAGCAATTTGAAAAGGCTGTTGCTTTGAGAAAAGAGGCTGAAGAAGAGTACGGATATCACAATAAGAAATAA